TTCCTAATCCGATTAAGAAGGGAATACATGAAATCTTCAGTACATACCACTTATACTCACAAAAGAACTCTAGTACGTCTCTTCCAGTTACTGGACCCCACATTCCCCTCACCCCTTATCATCCATTATCGCTTTCAGCTGCTCCATTTCCTTCTTCACTGACTCATCTCACCAATCCGATATCCAAAGTAGATCACCAATAAAGTAACAAGTGTACCTACAAGATATCCTGTAAGTCCTCCTAACCAAAACATCCCATCACTTCCTATTTGACTAACTCATATGTCTTTTCAAATATCTCTGCTTTACATGGGTATTTCTCGCCATTAACACCAGTAATGATGTAATCACCAATATTAGCTCTCATAGTTCCTTCGGCTGTTTCTACTTCAGCAAAAGCTTTATCTGGTTCAGTTCCATTGTAATAACGTACTTCCGCTTCAACAGTCCCATTTGCTGTTTCGTATTCAAATGAATAACTCGCAAAAGTTCCTTTTTCTTCTTCTCCTTGGATTTGGCATAACTCCTCGTTATCTCTATATAAAGTAGATAACTCAAACTCTGTTAAATGAAACGCTTCAACAACAACTGGTTTCTTTTTATACTTAGGCAATATAAATCATCCTTTCTTTTTATGTTTCTATTTTTGTTCATTAATGTGTAATTTCTATATAACAAAGAAAAAAGCACCCGTTATGGATGCTTAATTAGTAAATCGTTTATTACTATCTATAGGTGCAATCTCCGAATACCCATTTCCTAAATCAGTAATAACCTTATTGTTTCTAAGATCAATTGAATTTTTTATTTTAAGTCGTTCTAAAAACGATTGTTTTTTATATGGATTCGCTAAGTATCTTCTCGATAGCCTTATATCCTTTTTATGCATATTATCTCCTCCTTCGTTAACCAAAACAAAAAGCCATCACCGAAAGGTGACAGCTCTAGAGGGGATGGAAGAGAGATAACAAATGGCAAAAAGTATCTCTTCAAGAACAAGATTACTCTCATTCTTTTCTCGATCACCGCAATCATCATATAAGCTACACGCTTTGTGTCAGTGACCGAGAAAAGAGCGAAAGCTCTCCTCGTTTTATGTCCGTAGACATCATTTTCAACCCATGAAAATGATTTGTATCAAGAAGTTTCCGCTTCTTGCGTGAACAAACATGTGGAGGTGACAGAGGGGGAACTGCCTCATGTTTGCTCAAACAAAGAGCGGAAGCTCTCTGCCTAGTGAAGATTCGCAGTAATCACTAGAAAGTGTAATGTGCTCAAATAACGATGCATTATTGTTCTTATTACATATTACTTGTTTTGAAATGTGCGATTCATTCAATCATATGAACCATCACCCATTCCATTTTCAAATGTAGAAATCATAGACACGGCATCTAGTATTATATTTATTATCAACCCAAGCGACGACTCTTGAGTTGAATGATAAATACAATAGAAACAGTATGACGAATGCGAGTTATCTCACACCCGCCACACTGGAATATGTCATCATTAATTGGTCTTTTCGTCTCATTGCGGATTCTTACCGCCTAGCCCGCCCCTTTTTTGATGCGGTATACGTTACCGTGACATTCTCGCGAAGAACGTTTCACTATAGGTGTACTAATCCTCTTCAATATGCGGTTGTCAAAGAGCTTGTACCTATAGAATACCGTTAATTTCATTTTCAAAAACTCCCCAAAAAATATGCTATTTCTCTGCTTTTTCTCTGTTATTTTCAAATGATTCCTAATGTAGTAGCAATCAATTTAATAGCACTCTTCTTCTTCTCGTAAAAGTATGAGTTCTTCATCATCAATTCATTTTGCACGAATGCATCTTTCACTGGTTTATTCGTTAAGAACTTCATAGTAATAATGTTTCTTTCATCATCATCAAGAATATTGTTTAATGCCTTTTCAACTTGCTGTACTTTCATCTTGTTGGTTGTTTTGGAATTACGTAACTCCGGAAACAAGCTGATCCCTTCTTGTTCTACTTCGTTATTAAATCTCATCTTCAACGCTCTATATTCCTTCAAGATACTCACGACCTCTTTTTGCACCTTTTTATCATCAATTTCTGGTAATAAAGATAATTGTTCCACCTAGAATCCCCCTATTGCAATTTTGTTATTTTTACTTCCTGTTAGGTATGTGAAATTTTACTCTCTATCTTCTGAATAAGGGAACGATAACTACAATACAGCCCCCCACCACACTGTTAGTCATTGTTCCGCTATCCATTAAATCCAATCGATGTAACTAAATTTCTCCGGTCTAGAAAAATAGATATCTATAACTCTGTCGTTACCCTCAATGCGGTCCCAAACATAAATTTTCGTCTTTTCCATCTATTCAACTCCCTTATCTTGATTTACAACCTCCAAGAACTTGTCCAACGTCATGCAAACTAACCAAGGTTTGTTATCAACCTTTAAAGCAACCGCATCTGGATTTTCACGTTTATCTTCTATCCAGTCATACAGTGTTTTAAACCCACTTTTCCGCGCTTTTACTTCCCATTCAAGACCTAATCCCTTCACATCATTGGAGTACCCGTCCATCGCTCCGGAAAGCGGTACACGGGAACCTCCTATTAACTTAGCGAACTCTCTTTCTCTTCTTGCTCCTTTATCTCGTTGACTTTTACCCATTATTTTTATCTCCTTTATATTCCACTTCAACTTCATACTTTGTAATACATAAAGGAAGGTATTGATATCTCTGTTTGAAGTAACTTTCTAATTCTGTTGTATCTACAGTTATCTTTACTTTCCCTCGTGAATTATCATAAGTTGTGAAATTATCGACTGATTTGTTTTCTAAAAACTCTATCTGATCCATTAATCCTTGATATCTTTCTAATGACATGGTTACTGTTTCATTTGTATTGTATTCGCTCATTTTCCTAACCTCAATTTCTATTAAAAGGATTATTTTGTTGAAATCACTTCATTCAATGCTCCATGTTTTGCATTAGCCGTTTTAATCCATAAATCAACACGATCTTTATTTTTATCAATTCTTCTTTTTGCTTTTTCTATTGCAAACCATCGTTTAAAAGAATTCGTTATACCATAACCAGTAGTTAATTCAGATACAACATGCATACACAAATCTTCATCGAAATGAGTCATTAAATGTATTCCATCGTGTTTCCCTAAATACTCACCTTCGACTCTTTGTATAGATTGTGCAAACCCTAAGTTAACTGGCACCCAAAATGAGAATACATTTCCTACTTTCAGTTCATTAATCATTTCCCTCTACCTCCAACTGTTATAATTATCTATTTCAAATTCACTTTTTCTTTTCAATGCGATTAAGAACTTCTTCACGCTATCATCTTTACATTCTTTTATTTCTTCATTTAAAATTTCTATTTTATCTTTATGTGGTTGTATTAAAATATCTATCCATTTCATTCATCTTCCCCCTTGAATAAAACTCAATCTTTTGTCAATACTGTAGACAACATGATATTTCTCCAACCCCCAATTGGAGCTGAGCAGCTAGCAAAAGCTAACTGCTCTTTTATCGTTTTGGATGGCCACACGCTTCTGTATAATCCCAATATCCTTTACACTCAGTTGAATTAGGTGTCATCTTAAAGTCTGCTAAGCTTTCTGATACGCATTCCTTCGAATTAGAACGATTAGGAAAATACATATTCCAGTAACACTCAGTGCAGCTACATGTTAATTCTTGATCACCTTGTACTTGAGTAATCTTTGTAAATAATTCATCAAAACTCAGAAATTCTCCCATTTTATACACTCCATTTCGTTATGAGTTCCCTACAAGAATACCCCTTGTTCCTCCAACTCTTTTTTTATCACTATTATTCTTTTGATATAGTCACTAGCAGAATAATAAAAACCTTCTTCAATTGCTTCCTTTAGATTTTTATTTAGGTGGTTAAAATCTTTAATCAACTTATCCTTATCACTCATATCCATTCCCCTTTCTTTTGCTAGCTGCTCTTATTTCTTCATCTGTAGCGTGTCTTAAAAATTCAATATGAACAAACCAATCGCTATTATCTACATATAGGTAAACCCAAACCAATGCTATTTCATTAGATGCCTTTGTTACTTTCGCTAATCCCTGAAGTTCTGGATAATCAGGGTGAATAACCATTACCAAATCATCTTTATAAAACCTCAATTAGATCCCCCTTTTCTACAAAATGAAATTTTTATTGAGTTCTTACTTATCCTTTAACCCACACTGCTTCATTGCTTCTTTTCTAATCTTTGTAGCTAGCTTTCTATCTTCATCGCTTAAATGAGCGAAATTAGTAGACCTGATGTAGTAAAACCATTCGTATATTTGAAGTAACTCGTTTTTATTTAATTTCATTTCCCTCTTCCCCCTTGAATAAAACTCAATCTTTTGTCAATACTGTAGACAACATGATATTTCTCCAACCCCCAATTGGAGCTGAGCAGTTAGCTTTTGCTAGCTGCTCTTTTTTATGCTAACGCCACATCAAGAAGAACAACTGTATCTTTGTGACTCTGAAATTCTTTCATCCATTTATCTGTTGGAGGGCAAAGTCTTTTCCCCGCTGCTTTTCTCATCACATTTTTCCATCTAAACCATGCATGAGCAAACGCCAATTCTTTTGATTCTCCCGCTTCTTTCACTTCTTCAGCACTGTCATAACCAACTATTTCGAAGTAAAGCTCATATGCCTTTTCTAATGGATCTTGCTCTTCTTTTTCATCGACTGCGATTAATGCGTAGTATTCATGTTTATCAAACTCAAAGTATTTCATATCCATTCCCCTTTTCTACAAAATGAAATTTTTATACTAATCTCTTTGCTATTTCATATATGACTGGTACAGTCACTGAGTTTCCTGCTTGTTTATAAAGCTGAGAGTCTGAGTTTACTTCCCTTGCTTTATCAAACGCCCAATCCGGAAATCCTTGCAATCTCCAACATTCTCTTGGTGTTAATTTTCGAATACGATAAGGTGGTTTATTTTCAATTGTCGCTTGATTACATGCTGTATCTAATGTTTGAGCAATTCCTTTTCCTACACGACCTCTTCTTGTCTTGCTATTTGGAACGGAAAAGTTAATACTGTCACCAATTTGCGCTTCAGTATAACCTCGTTTCGTCGCTTCTTTTACATAAACAACTTTCGGTTCATTACCATGTGTTTGCGCTCGTAATGTTGGACAAATGGAATGCAATTTATGCTCTTTATTCCTTCTTCCTTGGTCATCAAGAATTTTTGGTTCTTTCCCTCCACCTTGCATTGTAGTTAAACAAGGCGAAATTCCTTCTGTTCCATAAACTCTTCTAATTTGGTCTTTACCTTTAATATCTAGCATTCCTTTTACTAATACTTGTTTCGGCTGTTTATAATCACCAGCTCCCAAAGCTCCTACAATTCCATCTACACTATGAACCCACTGTCTTGAATTTGTTCCTTTAGCTGTTTCCGGTGCTACCGTCCCGATTATTTCAATACTAGGCGTTTCGCAACTTCTTCTGACAGGAAATACTTCTCGTCTACTGTGTCTTCGAGAATGTCCGACAATGAACACCCTCTCACGGTTTTGTGGGACTCCGAAATCTTTACTGTTAAGTACTTGCCATTCTGCATCATACCCCAATTCATCAAGCGTGGAGAGGATTGTTCTAAAGGTATTTCCTCCTTCATGATTAAGAAGGCCTTTGACGTTCTCAAGGAATAAATATTGTGGTTGGATTTCTTTGGCGAATCTAGCAATTTCAAAGAACAAAGTTCCTCTAGTTTCTGCGAAACCCAATCGTTTTCCAGCAATGCTAAATGCTTGGCATGGGAATCCACCACAGATAACATCGATGGTTCCTCTAAGTAATCGTAAATCGTCGTTTGTGACAGTTGTAATGTCATGTGCTGTCCACTCTCCTTCTGTATTATGAATTGCTTCGTATGACTTTCTTGCAAACTTGTCTATTTCAACATATCCCAGGCATTTATGACCTGCCTGTTCCATGCCCAATCTAAAACCACCCACACCAGCGAATAAGTCTATAAAGGTAAGACTCATATCACCACCTCACTTTCTAATAAAATAGCGTCTTTGTTTAGTTTTCAATGATTAGATTAATAGCTCCAGCTTGATCTAAATTTATTAATAAACTCTCTGCTACTTTCTTTGTGATCGTATTAGTAGCAAATGCAATTTCCTTACCATCTACAGTAATTCTGGCTTTATTTTCGATGTATTCGATTTTCACATCTTTCATATTTCACAGCTCCTTTTTAACAAAATTCAAATTTAATATTATTTCTTCTTCCATTTTTCTATTAATTCGTGCCATATAGGATTGAATCTAGGAATCGCCCAAATTAATAGAATTAAAGCGAATATCGATAAAAGATTCACTTCGTTTTTTAAAACCAAATTCATAATGATTTGATACGTTAATGTTGGCACTAAACACATTTGAAGAATGTATACATAAAATAACCATTTCATATTGTTGCTCCTTTTGTATTACTTCGTCCCTGTAGATCCAAACCCGCCAGTTCCTCTTTCGCTATCCGACAACTCGTCCACTTCAACAAAATGAGCTGTTTCCACTGGCGCTATAACGCCTTGTGCAATCCTGTCACCTTTTTTTATTCCATAGTTAACACTTGCACATATTCCATGGTCATCATTGATGCCTAGCGTAATTGAGTTTCCTAGATAAGATGTATTGCTGACTATAACTCCTACCTCGCCCCTAAAACCACTATCCACCGTACCAAGAACCACTCTTAAAAACGTTTTTCGTGAAATTCCGCTCCGGGGTCTCACTTGAAGCTCATATCCTGGTGGAATTTCGAAAGCAAGTCCTGTAGGTATAACCTTTGTTTCTCCTGGTTCAATAGTTACATCCTCTGCTGCTACAAGATCAAAACCAGCATCTCCAGGTTTTGCGTACCGTGGTAATTCCACCGATTCATTTAACCGCTTAATTTTCACTCGTAAATTCATTTTGTCCGCTCCTTATAGATAACTTCTTAATCTACGTTTACGATTATTCAACTCTTCTAACCATTGAATCGTTTTCTCTTTTTCAGTTTTTAATCCCACCAGATGATATTCTAATTTGCTGATCTCGCTATCTATCGTTTTCAGTTCACTTTTTAATTGGATTTCTGTTATTTTCTTCACGAAATTCCTCCTAAAATCCTAATTCATCCTCAAATTCTTTCCTCTCAAATCCCGCAAGTACCCTTCCGTTAGGGAATACCGTCACAGGTGCCGCGCTATATCCATAAGTATCAAATTCTTTTCTGTATTCTTCTTTTTCTTCTATGTTTCTAGCTTCATATTCCACTCCTGCTGCCTCTAATCCAAATTTCACATGCATGCAATTCGGGCATGCGTTCTTCGTATAAACAATGATCTTAGTTGCCATTCTCTTTCGCTCCTTTTGCTTCTGCTAGTAGTTGAGTTACTTCAAAAGTTCCATTTTCGATCGGTCTCATTATTCTTCATCTCCTTTTTGTGGGATTTTCTCTATAACTTTCAAACTCCAGTAAGATGGCAATCTATATATATCGCCTTCCCCACTACCGTATTGTGTTTCACTTGGTATATAAGACGCTTCTACTTTTAAATCGTAATTCAAATTGCAACCGTCAATAATATCGAACTCTAATTGCTCTAATAAGTCGTTTTCTATTTCTTCCATAACGTTTTGTGTCATATATCCATGTACTTCATAGATGAATGGATTTGCTGCATCACATGTACTTACTATTACCGTTGTTTTATTCATTCTCCCCATCTCCTTTTATTAATTCGAATAACTCCTGTTCACTCATTTCATAAAGCTGACGTCCTGTATCTTCTTCCTTATAAATCCCTTTATGTAGTAGAACGTCGATGTAAATTTGTTTCCTGTCCATTTACCTATATCATGCCTTTCACATATTCTTCCTTTAGCTTATCTGTCTGCATTTTCACCCTTAGCTTATTAACCGTCTTCGTGTCCTCACCAACATGCCGCGCATATGCCTCACCTTGCATCGTCACTCGATTGACTACAATGTATTCACCTGTTTGTTTATGCGTCCAGAAACCTCTTAATCTAGCGCTCTCCTTGGTTGTCATGACTTGTCCTCCTAGCTGATTTGTTTCTTTCGTTTTCGCAATGGTTTTGTTGCTGCTTCATAAGGGGACATCCCTCTTGCGACTCTTTGATAAAATGTGACACTTTTAATTCCATGTTCTGCAGCTATCTCCAGGAATGCAGTATACCCTTTTGGTTTCGTTGCTGCTTCATGAGGTGGCATCCCTCTCGAAATTCTTCTAAAATAAGTGGGTCTACTAATTCCATTGCACTCAGCAATTACTACCATGCCTTCTTGACTTCCTTTGCAATGTTTTACAGGTTCTGTTATTGCTCGATCAACACTCCAACCATACCCATTCACTCGCTGATATACATTCGCCTTGCTAATACCATTTTTAGCTGCTTTCTCATAATCTTCGAAAGTAATTACCGTATTGTATTTCATACCGATTCCCCTTTCTTCGTTCTATTACCCTTACTTGTTTTTAATGTCGCTGCCGTTTTCATGTCCCATTTCAGAACTAAAACTCTTGACTGTAATGTGTTTTTAGCAATGCCATTCTTTTCAGCTAATACATATATTTCATCTGGAATCTTTGATCTTAATCTTCTTGATTTTTCCCATGCGTCTTCTCTTGTCATAATAGGAGTAGTAGCTGCTTCCTGTAAGCTCCACTTATACACGTTCACACGATTATAAAATGTAGGGTATTTGATACCGTTTTTCTCTGCTAAATCAACATACTTTTTATGTTTTCTCTTAAATGAGTTTGCAATAGGTTCAGTCGTCGCTTTTGTTAGGTCCCAACCCATAGCTAACCTTTGATCTACATTATGTCTGCTAATGCCATTCTTCTCGGCAATTTCATAATCTTCCCAAGTTGCAACCAGTTTGTATTTCATAGCCATCCCCCTTAATCCAACTCCATAATTTCTTTAAGTGACCTATCCGAAACATAGCTCTTAATAATCTGTATCCTGCCGTATTTATCCCTAGCCATTCCCTTGGCTTCGCCCTCTGTCTCCGCTTCAAACCAACGTAATTTTTGCTTTTCATCTTTGTCATAGAACTCAACTGCATACGTTGGTATAACTGGTTCGTTTGCGAGGAATTGCTCTGCCGTGCTCTTTGCCGAGTAATCAGAAGCTCCTAATATATCTTCAATTGATAATTGACTTGCCATCTCTAGCCACTCCTTTATGCTGCCGCGCTAATGCCACGCTGTTTCATGTAATCTACTAAATACTCATTCATTTTGTTTCGGAATCTGTCTTCGAAGAAGCGATCTAGCTTGTCCACTTCATCAGCGAATGTGACTGCTTTTCGTTCGAATACAAGGTATTCAATAAGTAGCCAAACACTTACGATTCCATCCTTCTTCGCTTCTGTATAGATGTCTAGAATTGTCATTAGATCACACTCCTTTATCGATAAATAAATTCGTTTTCTTAACGAACTGGAACGGCAATGTTCCGACGAACCCGTTACGGTTCTTTGCAATGATTAGCTCCACATCGTGAATGTCTTGCACTTCCCTTTGTTCTCTGTCAAAGTAAGCTGGACGGTGTGGGAAGATAATCACGTCTGCAATCTCTTCTATACTCCCTGATTCCCTAATGTCGGACATTGTTGGCGCTTTATCTTGCTTACCCTCTACCCCACGATTAAGCTGCGCTATGAGGATAATAGGTACCTTAAATTCCTTCTGCATATCTTTCAGTTGTTTCATGATGTATGTAAACTTGAGATGGTTACTATCAAATGACTCATCGATATTCACATGTCCTAAGTGATCGATTGCAAAGAGGTGTTTCTTTCCTGGGTTCTCTTTTACAATCTTGCGAATCACTGCACGGATCTCGTTAATATCTTTTTCAGAACGAACATCTATAGGAAGTTCTGTTAATTCTCCACATGCCTTGTGGTACTTCTCCCAATACTCCTGTCTTCCAGCAAAGAATTTATTTGGATTATTCATCGTAGCAACCGGAATCTTTCCTTCTGTTGCAATCCATCTATCAATAATCTTGTCTTCATCCATTTCACAAGAGAAGAATGTTCCCATATAATCTGGACTCGCTTTTGCACCACGTCGCATTGTTTCTAGTACGAAAGCTGTCTTTCCGACACTCGGACGTGCTGCAACAATAATTAAGTCTGAAGGCTGCCATCCGTCCAATGCTTTGTTAAGACTCGTAAACCCTGTTGGCGTTCCACTCAAGCCTTGTTCCGGCATTTCGCTATGTTGTTTCACCCTCATTTGTAACTTCTCCCTAAAAGACGGCTGAGGCTTTATAGTGGCAACTTGTACATTATTAATCTTGGAAATCAGCTCATTCAGTTGTTTAGAGTTGTGAACGAACTTCGATTTCTCTTTGAAGTTTTCAACCTCGTTCAATGCTTCCTCAATCGCCACAAATTCAATCATCTTATCTTGTGTGAATTTAAAGTTATGACTAAGCACTCCTAATCCGTACACGTTACTTAATGTATTTACACCGCCAAACGTTGCCATTCTGTTTTCTCCCACTTGTGCAAGTGAGTTCATATCTGCCGGCTTGTCCTCATTACGTAATTCCTTCATCACTTTAAATAAGTTTCTGTTATGAAGATTAATGTAATGTTTCGGTTTTAATCTCGTTTCATCTATTAAACTGTTATCTCGCATCATCATGCCAAGACTGTAGCATTCGTTTTCGTAATGAACCTGGTACTTATCCATCCGTTACACCTCAATCAAGTAAATTATCAATAGAAATAGCTGTTTGTTTTGGTTTTTGCTTTGAATCTACTTTTTTGTACTCAAGATACCTTTCGTCATTTAGGAAGCCTTCTAGCATCTTGATGTACTGTAATTCTGTATTTTGTTTCTCACAATCTTTTGCGTAACATGTAATTCCGTATTTAATAACATCATGACTGTGATTTTTATCTAAAGATTCTTTATAGCGTTGATACGCTTTAGGCTTGTTTCTTTTCTTGGGATAGATACTCCATATCTCTTCAAAATCATCACTATAAGAACGCTTTGTAGACTTCTTTTTCGTGTCTGCTTTAGCAGCATATATATTATTGTTGTTATTCTCTGTAGTAATCTCTGGTAATGGTCGGGTCATGTTGGCATTCTCATCGTGCCAATTTGACACTATGGTCGTGCCATTTTGTCCACCAATGCCATTCAATACTTCATAATTTATGGAATACCACTTGGTCCGGTCTATTGCTAACTTGTTATAATTACCCACAAACAATAACTTTCTATCTTCAAGGCTTTTAAATATCCGTTTTAATGTACGTTCGCTCCAGAACGGGAATTGCTCGTTCCATTTAGGAAAGCTATTGTAGATCCAACGTTTCCCATCATGAAAGTGACGAGACATTTGTTGCCAATAATGTATCTGTTGCAACACTATTGCTTCATTTAACCCAATTTCCTTCGCTAAAGAAGGCAAAACCATCAATGGTGGTTCATGTATTAATAAATTGCTCAATCAGTTCACCTTCTTCATCCAACATTCGTAACTGACATGATCATCCATGCCTGTAAACCTAATCTTGTCTTTCCCTTTAAATTTCCCATCGTTATAGAAAGTTTTTTCCGCTCTGTACACTTTCTTAATGGGAGTTATATAGTCATAACCTCGTTTTTCTAAATCACGAACTGCTTTTAATATTTCTGTCATTGAACCTCGTCTTACTGGAACTCGGAACATCAATCTTCACACCTTTCGCATTTTGCTATACCGTCATTTACTTCTAAAACCCTATATCCGGGATAACGCTTTGGTATGCGATTGATATACCTGCAAGCGTTCCTCTTAATCTCTTGTTCTGTTTTTGCATCCTCATAAACCCATGCTGGGAGGACGACATTTGATGTGATTTGATGGTTCAGCATGGGTTTTCATCTCCTTAGTTAGCTTTTTTGTACTGATCTTCCCAACCGATTAGTATCTCTATTGCTTTAGAGGCAATCTGTGGGCTTATTTCTGTTAAGTTTGTCACTCCAATTTTGCTTTTTAATGTATCCTCGATTGTTTGTTTCTCTGCTTTAGAAATGACCGCTACATGTGCTATTTTTGCGTTTATCATCTTCATTTGTTTCTCTGATGCTTTACCATTGCCGCCACCGCCACTGTTTCCTTGTGGTTTATTTGGAGCTTGTCCACTATTACTCTTCTGATTAGGCTTGTTACCTTTTCCGTAAGTAGCGCTGTTACCATCATCATCTTCACCTGTGTTCAAGCTAAGAAATGCTGCTAATGAATATCGACGAGCATATGTGATACAACTCCCTACTGCTTGCGGATCGTTTTTTACCGGCTTCATTGTTAGCTCATCACTTTCTAACCATTCACCACTCTCATGTATTAATAGTGTTTTTAAAGTGACGTTCTGTCCGTCTCCGCTTGGTATTTGCATAATGCTTAATCCGTTTTTAGAAAGGATTGGTCTAATTTCATCTATAATCGTGTCTAATGTTGCATAATTGTTTTTAAAGAAAGGATTATCCGCATCCTTAGCAATCTTGTTAACCTCTGAATTGAACTTCACTAATGCTTTTGCCAGTTCAACAATCGATTCGCTTCTATTCACTATGCTTCAGCTCCTTCTGTCATGATTTCTAAAGTTGAAAGTGTTTCCTCTATATCTACGATTGTCAATTTCACATCCGCTATGCCTTCACGAAGTGAAATTTCATGTTCCTTTAGGTTTTTTAACTTAAACTCGTAATCACTTAATTTTCTTTTCTCGACTCCAAGTGATTTTTGTAATTCCTTTATCGCTCGTTTCAAAACAGAATCACCTCTTCTTGCTGACTTGCTTCATACACTCCCATAAGCGCCTGTAATCCGTATTCATAAGCAACAACCATTGATAAAGCTCCTGGCTCATTACTTTGCTTATAGCGTTCTATTAAACTCATAAGAATTTGAATTTCCATTTCGATTTTGTTTTGTAGGCCCATCTTATTCACCTGCCACTTTCTCTGTAGAACGAGACTCTACATATTGTTTGATGCACTCTGTTTCTGTGTGTAAGTAATCACCATCGAAATCTAAACAACTTTCACCGTAATAGATCTCACCTTCACAACCGCAACAATATTCGATGAAGTCTCTTGCTGATGAATCGTGATGATTTCCGTAAGTAATTGGATTTTCAATCATTTTTACGTCCCTCCATTAAGTTGATAGCTTGTCCTTGCGGTTTATCAAAAACAACTTTTAATGGTGAGAATAATCGTGATGTGAATTGAAGCATTTCATTTTGTTCATTCGTTAATGCCACTGGATATAACACACCATCTTTGCAATACATCAGAATTACGCCATCTTTCATATTTAACTTCCTCCTTGTTTTTAGGAGAAGACATTTGGTATAATGTAAGTAGTGAATTTACATTTGTTTTCTCCAAACCGTCCTAGGGGTAGGGCGGTTTTTTATTTTGTTTTGATGCTGTACGCATCATCATGACCAGAAACGAGGTGGAGGGGGAAAGGTGTCCGCTCCCGATCATGATGACAAGCACAACGCTTGTCCTATTTCAGCAAAACCTCTAATACTTCTTTACCGCATCGTTTATGTTCCATATCCCATTTGATTACCAGTTCTTTCTGCCCTCTCAGATCAGCAATTAACTCTTTAAATGAACAGTGCGCCATGCACTCTTTACGTCGTTCTATGTAAGCTTCTTTCTCTTGAGGTGTCATTTGCTTACCTCCTTTAAACCCGACTTAGTTGCCCAAACATCTATCCTATAAATCAAGTAACTTCCAATTGAAATTACAGATCCTAAGATTACTAGTGATAGTGGGTTTTCCATCATTTAAATCGCTTCCTTTCCAAGAAACTTGTTAATGAAGTAAAGCTGACCTTTACCCGTAACTTTTGTTGTGAACTTCGTTTCGAATTCACCATTACTGTTTGTTCTTACATAAGGTTGTTTTTCAAATAAACCCATATTCATTGATCGTTGAGTTGGCGTATTGTACATGTTTCCTTCTTTACTGCATAGGTACCCGTTTTCTCTTAACCATTCGAACAATCTATTTTGACCTGTATCAATTCCTTTTTGTTTTAATAATGTTGCTAGGTCTTTTACTAAGATTGTGTTTACTGATACCTTAACTGCTTCAGCGAATGTTACTAAAGGTTGTTGCTGTAAGATTTTGCGTTCAGCTTCAAGGCGTTTTGCTTGTTCTTCTTTTAAGTTGGTAAGAAGTCCAATCATGAAGTCTGGGTTAGTTACCGCTTGTTCGAGAGCTTGATCTGTCATGTATGCTCCGTGTTTTCTAATAGAAGGAAGTACTTCTTCAAACACCCATTTTTCAAATTGTTCTGCTTGTGGAAGTTTTGATTTAACGATTAAGCGGTATAGATTGGGTTCGTTGATGAATTTCTTATCAACCGTTTGATTTTTCCCTTCAAGGACCACTGGGCAAATCACCCACCCGTCTTCTTTCGTATGTTGCTTAACTGCTTTACGTGGATCTGAATACCCAAGCGACTTTGCAACATCTGTTGCCGGGAAGTATTCCTTCCCCTCTTTAATAAGAATTTCTAAGTTGCCGAACATGTTGTGTGAGAATTTTTGTAATTGATTCATTTTCTTTCCTCCTTAATAGTTCACTTTTTAAGACGTCTCTTTTTGAGACTCTTTGACCAAAAAAATAATTTAATTAATCAATTCATCGATCTTCACATCATATAAATTTGCTAACAGGGATATTCTATGTAAGTTAGGTTCGCGCTTCCCTGTTTCGACTTGCGAATAAGAATTTCTATTTGTATAACCTAACGCCTGAGCTACTTCGGATTGAGTAAATCCTTTTGAATACCTCAGGTTTTTTATCTTGTCAGTGTTCAATTTCATTTGGTTTCACCCTTTGTTTGTTTCGTTGTTTTGAGTATAACATAAGAGGTCTCATTTTGAGAACCCCTAAATTTAAAAAATATGAAAAATTTTATAAGTGCTGTCATTTTAAGAAAAAGTGTTGTCATTTTGAGAACATTTTTGTTAAATTTAATTATAAGAGAAGTTTTTATATCATTAGTAAGCTTAGGATTACTAATAACTAATAAGGGGATTAAAAAAATGGATTACAAACTAATTAGTAGACGAGTAAAAGAAATAAGGACAGATATATTAAAAATGAGTCAAAGGGAATTTGCTGAAGCGTTAGGAATGCAAAGTAGATCAGCCGTTTCAATGTGGGAAAATGAAGAAAGTGAAAAATGCCCTTCTAAAAGACTAACTTTGGAAATTGCTAAATTGGCCAATGTGTCTGTAGCTTATATTTTAGGTGAATCTGATGAAAGGAATCCTGATATAACAGCTAAGGACGACTTGGAACAAGTGATGAAGGATATACGATCTAAGAATCCAGAAAAACAAAAAGAACTTATCGAGATGATAAAAAGACTAGTAAAAATATCAGGCGATTGATAGCGTTAAATGCTACCGATCGCCTCTTTTATTTTTAATAACATCTCATATGATTCTGCATTGCCGTTATGTGCTGTATTAAAGATTCCTTGTAAGTTGTTTTCAATTTCTATTAATTCTTTTTCTAATTGCTCTTTAGTCATCCCAAACCCCTCCAGAAATATTGTAATTTATTACCATAAATTCTGTTTTTAAAGATTCTCAAAAAAACAGAATATCCCCAGAAACTACGAATGCGACCACCCGTAAGGATGATCGCATTCAAATCTATTATATATTTTATTATATCATTAAATCTTACCAGCCGCCTGGATCAACCATCATTCGTTGAACTACTGGTTTTGGTGCATCTTGATTAGATTCTTCTTGATTATCAGCGGTGAACGTGAACATTCCTGCCATTAACAAAATAGGTAAAAGTGCTAAAAATTTCTTCAATCATTTCACCTCTTCTCTAAAGATAATTATACCATTTTTTCAAGAATAGCCCAAGTATCTTTTAGCCAATTGAGAGTAAAATATGTCACCTTTTTGCAATAGGCTTTCAAGAGCTTCTTTCATTAAAGATTCACTATCACATGCCATTGCTAAATATACTGTTTGTATAGCGCTCAACTTCCCGTTTTCGTCTTTTAATTCCATTAATAGTTTTTTAGCTTCTTTTTTAAACCCTTGTCTAATTTTTAAAAATGCTAACTCAGCTTTATGAATTTCTGTCAAAGTATCCATTTCTTTTGCGTGATATATTTTCAAAAAAGAAAGAGTGTATTGGTACATTTCTCTTTTTTCTTTAATACCTACAAAATCCAAACCATCTAATGATTCATAAGCTTTGAGCAAATACTTCTTAGACTTCTCGTAGTCTTCAAATATATAAGACTCACCTAATTTAAAATAAGCAATCGCTTGAGGTAACAAATAGTAAGGATTAAGTTGACATGCACTTAGCATCTCATTGCATTTGTTACGAGCTTCTTCTATGTTACCTCTTCTTAAGTGAAGAACAGCTTCAGCTTCTTTTAAACGTAAATCAAATGTTTTTTCGATAAATTTATTAGATATAAGTTTAATATTTGACTGGATTTCATCCATTTTGTTTGATATTAATTCATGATTTCCAGTCTGATATAAGAGTTGACATAATAATAAATCAATCAAGACTTTCATTTCTAAAGTGTTTGTCTTCTTATTTTTCTCTCGCATCAAGTTATAGAACTCAAGAAGCTCCACTTTCTGAGTATATCTTTTGTAAATCAGATCATAGACATTAGCCCATTCTTTATTTGTACCTGTTTTTGATTCTTTTTCTTGTTCTACAATCTTCTTCAGTGAGTTAAAATCTCCACGTAAAGATAGATATTCCATAATTTCTCTTCTGTTTTTAGGTTTTGCAACTTCAGCGTATTTCGAAATGAATTCGCTTTCTGTTTTAATCCCTTTTTTCAACAAAGCTAATGATGTAGAAAGATACGAAAACCGCATTTGTCTTTTACCTTTGAATACATCAGATACACCGCTTGGAGATATTCCCCAAGATAACGCTAACTTACTATTCGTGATTCCTGCTAAACATAAATCCCCTTTGAGACTGTTCAATAATTTTTGCACAACATTTGTCCTCCTTGTTGGACAAAAAAAGACACGTCACCCCAAAATTTTACATATAAAGGAAAACGTGTCACTCTCACTCTGAGTTGTGTTATAATATGTATGTACAAGATCCGCGACAATGTTCCCTAGGCTGATTAGGGGGCAGTGTAAGAGTGCGACCAACACTACTTACACCGTGGGTCTTTTTCTTTGCGTCCGTTTTTTAGTTACTTTCATAATAACACAAATTTCCCAATATTCGGTCATAGAGTTATCAGATAAATATTGAGAAAGTTTGAGAAACGATATATATCAACGTTTCTCATGTTTCACGGATTAAAATATGCAATCATGCATTTTCGTATTGAAAGACCTCACATGAATATTTTACCACCAATTCGATAAAAAGAGAACATAAGTTCTTATTTTTATTTTCATCAGGGTTAATAATCAATCACTATACTATAAATGACAATAAATCTATCATTTATAGTATATCGATATCCCTATAACTATACTAATAGTATGAAAACTTTAGGTGAAACTTTAAAAAAACTCAGAAAAAGTCGTTCATTAAGACAAGCGGATTTAGCTCATGATCTAAATCTCAGCAGAAGCCAGATTAACAATTATGAAAATGGTTTTTCTGAACCTGACCTTGCAACTTTATTTCGCCTCTCCTCATATTTCAGCGTATCATTAGACGTGCTTACTGGACGAAATGACGCTGTTGATGATGAAATGCTACATAATACTATCTTCGGTGTTCAAAAAACGTATGCGGCGTTATCTGAAAGCCAAAGAAAGAATTTTTGCAAACAACTCGATCATTACGTGAGATTTTTGAGTGAATGCGATGATCTGTTGTGATTTGATTTCATTTTAGAAGAAATCTTTTCCAATATCCAGTGGTAAAATTTTACATAATATTACCAAATTTGACAGTGAGAGCTTAGGCTCTCTTTTTTTAATTTATTCGACACAATATGACAAAATAGTTGTAACTAAATTTGTTATGCTTGTTTAAGAATCTTACATTTTGGAGGGAACAATTAAAAATGGCAGAAGATAAAAACGAGAAAAAGCCTAGTGATGATAAACTTGCTAAACAAGCGATAGCTAGAAGATATCAAAATTATACACCTATCATCATCAGAGCTGGATTTGAAGAGAGTAAATCAGGATATGCTACTATCACAAAAGACCACATTCAACTTTTTGATTATGATAAAAGTATTGATGATGTTGTTAGCTTAGTTACACATCAAATTTCAGACTATGACAATGTGACAATTGATCACTTTGCTATAAAATCTATATTCAGATTCAAAGGTATAAATAAAACATTTGAACTTACAGCAAAAGAAGACGGCAAAAAGATTGAGAGTTTTATTAAAAACAACACAAATCTTGAAACACACCTAATTCAAAGAAAGTTCCGCAATAAAATACTTGGGTTCCGATCTAATACTAAATGGAAAATGGTTGTAGCAATCGCTGTGTATTTATTTATCGCTGTTGCTACAATTAGCGCGATTTTTGATAAGAAAGAAGAGAAAGCCGCTTCTACTAATGTAAAAACTTCTCAAAACGATAATAAATCAGTTGAAAAAGCTCCTAAGAAAGAAGAAAAGCCAAAGGAAACAGCTTTAAAAATGGATGATGGTCGTAATGTAAACATGGAGATTTACAACAAATACAATGTGAAATATCAGTCTTATGAACCAACTGACCTTAAAGATTCAAAGGATAAGGATGTATTGGAACATTTTGAAAAAATGGCTCAGAAGTACAATATGTCTGTTCCTGACTACATAGAAAAGGAACATGAAATTGTTGCTGCGAATGTTAAAAAAGCTCAAGAAGAAAAACAAAAAGCTGATGAAGAAAACAAAAAACGATCTAGCGCTGGGAAACCAACAATATCTAAAGATGAGTTTGACAGAATTGAAAACGGTATGACATATGATCAAGTAAAAGAAATCATTGGTAGCGATGGGGAAGTTTTATCTGAAAGTGGAGATAAAGGAACAGAGTTTTACACAGTCATGTATATGTGGAAAGGTCAAGGCACATCAGGAGCAAATGCTAACTTTATGTTCCAAGGTGGGAAGCTTACAAATAAGGCGCAATTTGGATTAAAATAAGACACTCATTTCGAGTGTCTTCTCTTTTTGTCTTCTTTTTTCGTCAATCTTCTGCTATGATTGAGGGTAGATACATAGATTTTTAAACAACTACTTTTATATAAAATTAAAAAACCCCCGGCTCAGTTTTTAGATGGTCGATAGGTTGGTCGCCAAGACACCATTCTAAAAACTCCGAAAGCAGAGGTTTTGTAAGTTACGTTATTAAGTTGTTGCTATCTATATTGATAGTATCATAACTTCAAAAAAACGTAAATACAAATCCTCTACTTTCCTATACCCAATTTTAAGCCGGGGAGGAAAATGGAGGATTTTTTGTTATGACTAATGATATTTTCAAACATGCTCGGAAACGAGGACACAGTGTAGTAGAGAACGCTTTACTTGACGATTGCAAACTGACAGGAATGGCGAAATACCTTTTAATTCAATTCTGTTCACACCGAGAAGGTTCTTGGAAGATTACTATGCCTGACATCATCAACCGTTCTAAAAACGGACGTGACGCACACTACAATGCACTTACAGAGTTAATACATAATAGATACGTTGCTCGTGTGAAAGTTTTGGACAAGGGCAAGCATAAAGAACAAATCTATATTTACGGACAAGTAAAGGAAGATGTGGCTGAAATATTAGAAGAAACGATTCAAGAGCAATATTCACTTGGATATCAACTTCGTGTGGAGTTCGGAGAACCACTTCCTGAAATCCAGGATACGGTTTCCGAAAGTTCGGAGAGCTCCGAAAAACCATTTACTGAAAATCCGAATGTGGAAATCCCGAATCCGGAAAGTCAGTACATTATAAATAACCAAAGAAAAAATACCAAGAAAGAAAATACCAATATATATATAAATGATATAGCGAAAATTGATGATGATAAGCGAAGCTTCTCTTCACCTTCCCTACCAGAGGAAGAATTAAATTTAATAATCAACTCTCTTCGTGAAGCTACAAAAGATGAATTAACAGATCGAAGCTTTAAATCTGTTTTACGAAAAGTAATGGATAAATACAACCAAGGTAAGGTTACTAACTTTAGGGATTACTTAATTTCGGCTTTAGCGAATAAGATTGAAGACTTGGAACTTCGTAGAATAAAAGAAAATGCGAAAAAGCAATTACATGAAGACAAAATTGATCGTAGTTTAATAGCACAATCTTTATCCGAACACAAATATACAGGCAAAGTACCTTTCTATGATTGGTTGGCATCATGACCGATTTAGAAAGATAACCACATTGAAATTTCACATACCATATCTGTTGTGAAAAAGATGTTTTTCGGTTTATAGGGATTTTTAACGAATCTTAGGGAGGACAAGCCTACGTCGTCCCTGCCTCACTATATGCATTATTACTGATTTAGCGAAGCCTTTGCGAAGAAAATGGATTCGTGAAATTATCAGGAATAAAAATAACTAGAGTTTAATAGTATGATTGTGTAGAGTTTTAATATTTTAATTGAAAAACAGTTCGCTTGTTGTATAATCAATTTATAAATAATAAAGTTTTATACAATGAATCTAGAAAGGTTGTGTATTTGATGAAAAAAGTATTAGTAATTGACCACGGTAACGGAAACATTAAAGGTAGAAGTGAAGTTGCATCTGGAGTATTACCTTCATTAGTGGCTTTTAAAAAGGATGTAGGAGAATCAATTACAGGTAAAAAGACGAAATTAAAGACTTATGAAATTGAAGGTATCGAATATGTTTGGGGGAAAGACATCACAAAAGTAAAAGATGTATTTGCAACTTATGGATTCCAAAACAGATACAAAGAACCTTTATACAAAGTATTAACAAGCATCGCTCTTGCTGATCTTGCTCTTAAAAGCAAAGTACAACCGACAGATGAAGTAATTGTAATCACAGGCGTACCTAGTAATGAAATCGGAACAGAAGCAGCAAATGATTTAAAAGCAGTATTTGAGGGATTACATACAGTAAAAGTTGATGGGAAAACAGTAAAGGTTAATGTAGAGGAAGTTATCATTTTACCTCAACCAATCGGAACTGTAATGGGCCAATACTTAGATACAGATGGATTTGTAGCTGATGAGCGTTACGAAGATATTCGTGTAGGAGTAATTGACATCGGAACAGGAACAACAGATTTAGACTCGATCACTGGGCTACGTCGTGAAAATGAGTTTAAATCAGTTGAAGCTGGAATGAAAGATGTTTATCAAGAAATAGCAGATTACATCAACTCTCAAAATTCTAATGCAAAAGTGGAATACTACCACGTTGAACCATTCTTTGAATCAGGGCAATATAAACTTTCAGAACGTCACATTATTGATTTTGAAGAAATTAAACCGAAAGCTGTATTCCAAGTATCTGAAAAGATTAAACAAGGTATTAAAAACGCATGGAAAACGTTTGACCGTTTCGATGAAATTATCATTACTGGTGGCGGAGCAGAATTATTTGCAAGCGCTATTGAAGATTTAGTTGGTGGTGTGAAGGTAGCAGAGAAACCACAACAAGCAAACGCAGAAGGATTTTTCAAATATGGAATGTTTAAAGTGAGTGAAGAAGATGGCGAATAAAATTTATCAGCTAAGTTATGACGATCAGCTGGATAAAGATATTCATGAGTGGTTAAAAAAGATTCCAAGAAGTAGAAAGTCAGAAACTGTACGACATGCAATACGTTATTATATTGCGAGTAATGGTGGTAGTGCTGGTATTCATATGCCGAATATAACAGAGGAGCCTATTGTTATGAAAGAATCACCAATCAAACAAGAAGTCCCTAAAAAGAAAAGACCTAGTTTCCCAAAAGACGGCGGTTACTAAAAAAATATCTAGAAAAAACATTTACCTTTCCCTCTCTCTCATCGCTTTTTCGTGGAATAACGGAATTATGGAAAAGTGTCCCTGAGATAAAAGAGAGGGAGGAGGTGAATTTTCGAAAGAGGGGAGCATCATGACAAATGTTAACCCTATGTTCGAACCTTCTAGAAAATCTACTACTATAACAAACTTACAACCTCGTAAAATTCGTTCTGATAAGAAAAAAGATGTAAAAATCCCCGTAAACGAAATACAAAGACAATTAATAAGAACATCAGCCTTCCAACAAGGAATTACAACTACACAATACATGTCTAAATTAATCACAGAACACCTCAGAATCGATTATATAAGCGAAATACATGCATACGAATATAAAGACACTAAAAAGTACATTCATGCGAAATTGGAGCAGGAAACACATTCTAAGCTTGTCCAATTAGCGATTGAATGGGGAGTTTCACAAAGAGCAGCAGCAACACGTATTCTTTGCTTTGCATTAAAAACAATGTGAGGTGTGATATATGTATAGCAAGTACGACATCATGACTAAAGAAATTCAACTTATGAGCGTTAAAAACTGGTGGGAGAAGGCAAAAATTGAATGGAGTTTAAAAGAGAAATATAAGTTTGAAGTTAAGATGTTAAAAATCTATCTTTTCCGTATGAGTATTATCATTGAGGATATGGAAGAAGAAAATTGTGAATGTGATGCTAGTGATCTTGCTGAAATACTTGTAGAAGATTTTCTTGAGCATATACGATCTAAGAATAGTATGGAACAGCTATTTCAGATTCTAGAAAGTAAGAAACACTATACAGAACATGAATTAGAATCTAATGAAGATGATGAGCGATACGGAACAATAACAGTAAAGATTGATAGAAAGACTTTGCGCAGGATTGAAGTGTTTTTCTCTGATATGGCTAACTTATTCCCCAGACATGGATACACAGCAGATAAATTGATTAATATTTTGATGTGTGACTATATGAAGTTCTATGCCGAAGAACCGGGAAAAAAGCTGTCCTTATTGAAAAGAAGATTTTCATGATGTTTAGAATTCCTATTTTCGGGATGTTTAAAAAATGAAATCTTTGACCACTCTTGTACTAAGAACTTAAAAACAGGAGTGATTAAGATGAGATGGCTTATTTCTGGTAAAGGGAGAAAGTCAAAGCTCTCCAATTTTCTGGAGAAAAACAAAATTACTCAACAAGAATTAGCAGAAAGAAGTGGAGTTAGCAAGTCTACGATCAGTCGTGTATGCCAAGGAGATAAATTTTCACCAACTATGAAAAATGCACAAAAGATTATTAAAGCATTGAAGAAATTAACAAATAAAGATGTCTATTATGATGATTTTTGGATGTAAATAAAAAAAGAGCCGACTCCATGAAGGAGCCGGCTCTTTGCTATAGTTTTTGAATCCATACACCGTAGTTAGGAAACGTCTCTTTCAACTTAGAAAGCACTTCATCTGCCCATTCTTTTGAGTTGAAATCGCCAATAGTAATTCGATGTGCAGAACCTTCCAAACAAACTTCCCACACACCATAGTTTGGGAATAGTTCTCTCACTTTTGCTTCTACATCAGCTGCCCATTGTAAAGAGTCGAAATCCCCAATGTGAACACGATATGCTTCTTCTTGAGCTTGTACTTCTTGAACGGGGTATCCAATAAACCAATTAAGATCTTTGTTACCAACCAGATAATTCAAATCGCATTTACCGATTCCAGGAACATGACCAGTTTCGGTATACTGCCAAATATCACACGCATATTTAGGTTTATTACCACCATATCGTGGAATCCATAGAAAATCAGCGTTCAATCCACTTAAACCATAATTTTCGTACATATGATGACTTAGATATAAGCCAACTTTCCAACCTTTTGATTTACAACGATCAATGAAAGCTTGAGATGCCGTTGCGAGGTTATTAGCTCCACAGGATTGTAATGTATCATCTTCTACATCTAATACAAGAAACTTAGCGTTCTGGCTTGTACGAGCCATGAAATCATCAGCTTCTTTAATTGCATCGTTAACGGAAATATAGCATCCATAAGCATAAGCAGCATGCGGAATACCATACTCCTCTAATTTAGCTACATATCGCTTATACCACTCATCTACTTTGTTTGATCCATATTGAACTCGACAAATAGCTAAATCTAATTGTGGTGCTGCTACTGCCCAATTGATATCACCATTCCATTTTGAAATATCTACAATGTGTCCCATTACTCAACATCTCCTTTTAATTTTATTAAAAAGAGCACTGTCTCATGACAATGCTCGTAATAAACCTTTTTTTATTTAATTGGATATGATAACGAAAATGCTACATAGTGAGTAGTTGCTTCAGGGAGATACATGGAGAGCTTACCCTCTTTAGTTACTAACACCGTAGCAGCTACTGGGAGATTGACATTTGAGGAAAGGAAAGCATTTGCCGCAAAGTAGGAATCTTGATGGGGAGCAATGTCAGGAGTAATTTGAGCGAGCACTTGCTGAGCCTTAACTGATCGAACAGCTCCCGAAATATGCACCCAGTTACCATGTCGTCGAAGCTTTACAGGTGTATCTCCGTCTTGCACTGCGTTACTGATAGTCAAGTCTTCCCAAGGTACATCGTCCTCATAAAAAAGCCCTTCACCATCCATCCAAATACTACTTCCATAATTACCTTTATTTAAGAAGATAGCGCCCGCTGCCTTGTCCTCGCTGAAGAATCCCGGGATTAAGCCATAGCGTTGTTCCATCTCTTTGATTACCTCTTGTTTTACCTCGTTATAATTTGTAGCCATTATTCAACATCTCCTTTTCCATCTTCATGATCTGACCAAACTCCTAATGCAATACCAAACATATAAATTGCTTGTTGTACTTTTTCTAAATTACCTTCGAATCCAGTGACTCCAAATGCTGATAATACCAATCCAAAGCATGAAAAAAGCGCAACCCATGTTTTCCAGTTACGCAAACGTTTTTTGATATTTTCTTTATTCATTTTTAATTTGTCTCCTTTTCTAAATTGTCGAGTCTCTTATGTGCTTGTTTAGAACTCTCTTCTACTCGTGCGACTCGCTCACCAAGTGCGATCATTTGTTTTTCATTCGCTTTTAAATCAATTCGAATGTCATCCACTCCTTTGCGAATATATCCTAACTCTGCTTTTACTTCTGCACTTTGCTGGCCATCTGACTTGATTGATTTTGTTTTGTTAAGCGAGTACGCAAAATAACTGATAGCTAGGGATAGTATTGCAACGAGAACCCCAATTTCAATTGTCATTCGTTCATCTCCTTTTAAAATAAAAAAGACCAGCGATAGCTGCTCTGTTTTTTTAATTGCTATTTTTATAATTCTCCTGGTGGTGTCGTCCATCCGCCTCCTGTTGAACTGGTACCAGGGTCAATCCCGTTATCTCTAAGCTTCCTTTCAAGATCACCTATTCGAAGTTTTAAGATATCTATTTCATCGCTAGCTTCATAGTATTTAGTTACATAGCGATCACGTTCTTTCTTGGTAGAAGCTATTGAAGTCTCTAATTGTGTTATTTTAAAGTTAGCATCTTTATAGGAATTCTGTAAGTTAATGTTTTCTGCCCTCAGTGACTCATTTTCCCTTACTTTTTCACTCAACTCAGCAATCCGTACGTTGTCATCTTCACTCTTCTTCCTAGCGTCATCTACATACTTTTGCATGTCATTAACTTTTGTTGTCATAGCAAATAATTCTACAGATTTATTTGACAGCGCTAACTTTAGATCTTCATCTGTTACATTAACTTCGTCTGGCATTTAATCACTCCTATCTGTATTTTGGCAAAACTAGTCTGTCTCACCTCCTTAAATATCTTATTAACCATAAAACTTTTTAGGAAGTATAATCCCGTTAACGAATGTTGTCTTAGCTTCGAATTTTAGAAACTCTTGAGATAATGCGTTGTACACTGTCTTAGTAATGCGCATTTTCTGAGATGATATTGGGTAGGTATGAGGAAAGTAGACATTAAAGCGTCTCCCTAGTCTGATCCGCATAAAGTCTTTTACATCACGAAAAGCTTCAATGAACTCAGGAGTATCTTGAATGTCCATAACATCAACCTCAAAAGATATTTCAGGATTGTAGGCCATTTGATACTGTAAAGTCCCCTTAATCTGATTGACACGGGATAGCAATGCTTGAGCAATTAAATATCTCACAGTATCTATACTGTTTACACTTTTAGCCGCATCATAGTCATCCTTAGATAGCATGTCTGAAAAGTCAACAGGTACAGTTCGAACGTAAGGGAAATCTTGAGCGAGACCACTTACAATATTTACACTCTCCGAAGGGATTGCTTCATGGCTAGGTCTCCCGTCTGTGGCATGTCTTAAGTTGACATAGACCTCTTTAGAGCCTGAACTTCTTGTGGTATCTGATTGCGGCGGATCCCAGTTGTATATTACGTAAGGCATGATATGCGTCACAGCTTTAGAGTTGTCTATGGAGTAATGGAAGTTTCTAACGTTTTGATTTATCTTAAAAGGTAATTCATCCTCTTTATTAACTCCACTGTATCCCCCGATAGTTCCTTGAGGATAAATAAACACCCTATTACGAACCCTCTCAAGCTCTCCCCCTACTTGTTCAAGCAATCCTTTATCTCCCAATAGTTGATCCATAAAGGTTGCATTGTTTCCCCAGACTGCACCTTTCTTAATGTTTAAACTATCGTTAATACGAAGAATGAAAGGAGGGTTATACCCTAAAGGAAATGATGTCCCCTTCTGTAACCAATAAAGCATTTCTGATGCTGTGAAGAATTGTGTACCCATGTTAGGGGCTATCACTCCGTTTAGGTCGTAGCTTATATGTTGTGTGTATATCCTCATCATTTCGGAATCGTCATATTCTATTTTATATATTCTAAAAAGGTCATTGTCATTTACAAGCCCAGGAATCGTCTGAATAGCTAGAACCCTCCCTACTTTGACCTCTCTGATGAAAGGATGGTCTAAAGGTACTTCCACATAACACTCATAAGCTCCGTTAAGCTCGTGAGTTATTTCGCATTTTGTAGCAAATCTAAGGATAGCGTAACCGTTCCAGTTAGACCAATTAATGTAGGTCTTCTCCCAGTCTATAGCACCACCTGTAAGATAAACATAATCTGAATTTCGAGGGGATTCCCCAAGCACTCGAGGGAATACTTGAGGGAGTTTCATTTGAGGGGGTTGTAATTCTGCCATGTTCAATCCTTTCTAGGAAACTAGAAACTTGTTTCTATAGTAGAATGTAGCTCCTTTGATTCCTTTAAAATTGTAATAAGTCCAATCAGAAGAAATATAAGGGAAACCTCCCTGAGTATATCCATTGTAGAATACCCATTGATTAGGGTTTGCGTTATCGGTAGCTTTTACTATCATTGTTTCAGTATCTATAAGAACCTTATTTAAAGCCCCTGCAACTTGAAGATCAACCCAGAAAGTTGAATAAACACCGTTTTTGTAGGTTGTATCTACTTGAATCTTAGTAGCTGTTTGGTCTACGTCGAGTAATATTGTCGGAAACACAGGAGCGTTTTCATCGATATCTCTAAACGATACGGAGTTAGAAGTATTTGGGACATCTAGTGTGACTTTACAATGCGTATAACTCGGCTGTAGCCATGCTGCATTCTTAGAAACACTATCCATAATAACAACATTGATTAACTGACCGGATCTGTTAGAAGCTCCTTCTGCATCAGCTCTTATATAGGTAACCGGAGTAGGGACCACATAATTGAAAGAGCTGACCTTTCTGAAATAATTATCAATATTTCCCGTTTCGGATAAACTTAGATGCTTATCATAGTTCGAACGATGATCAAACTGACGAGTGCCTATACGAATAGAGTTAAACGAGGCAGTCTTATCAACTTCCTGACTCCAGAACCCTAAATTGTATGTAAGTTCTACCCTTAAGTTTCTAGAGGAAAGCTTATCTTTTTTTTGTTGGTCAGTAGTTAACCCTTTAAAGATATTAGGATCGATGGATTGAGCTATTGCAAAGATATCCCAAGCAGTCTCGTATACTGCAATAGTAGATACGTTTATAGAGTGCTGTGAAGGTTTTGCGTTTCTGAATAAGCCCAATTCCCTGATTCGTGAGGAAGATTTAGGAGGGACTTTGATACACAACTCAACTGCTTCAGCATCAGCTGGGATATTGACTTGATGAGAAACGGTTTTCCACCCAAGAGACACCATAGTTGTAGTACCTGCTTTGCGATACCTCACAGATACTTGTGCGCTTCCACCCTCTAAAGTGAAATTACAATAAAGTGGTTTTCCTCGCAAATCAGTATTTGGATAAGTGGAATCTTCGTTTACAATAGTGGCGTCTACAGGCGCCCAAAGTTTATAGTAAAGTAAATAATCTTCTGTATCATGGTCATTATACATCGTGAATCTGTTTTGAGTTCTTCGAGTATATTTTGGACGTCCTCCTGTGTCATAGGTTACAAGGTTCCGCCAAGAAGATTCCCCGTTGTAGTATTCTCCCCATCCAAGGTAACCTCCCCAAGCTCCTGAAGATACCGGGTTAGTCCAACAGGATCGAATAAGGTTACGATCATTAGAGGTAATATCTGCCTCCTTAACAGTTCCAATACTTACATATGAAGTGGTACTTGTACTTGATAGTACGCTGTACTCTTGAGAGGTAGCACTGTCACTAAACTGTGCAGACTCATATCCGACAGTACTAGTCTGATTTCCTACACTCCCCGGATTATATCCTAAGACACCTATAGAGGGACAATAAGACTCTGAAGGTTTAACGGTCTTGGAGTACGTATAAGTTGCATTGCTTGTTCCGATGCTTACTGTCTTAAGGTCTCCATACCCGAAGGGGTCACACAAGAAACTTAATTTGGTAAACCATTGCTGAGTCTGAGGATGCCACTCCCAAGAGAAGGGCGCAATAGTTTTAACTTTGAAAGTTGTATTAGGCATATGGTGAAACTTTAAGTGTCCTTCAGGCTGATAGATAGGTAGAGATACTACAGTGTTAGGAATATCAACATTAGTCATTGAGTAACCATACCCGTACCTAAGCCACTTGATAATATCACGTTTCTTCTGAACATCTGGAGTCATTCCTCTAGAGCGGAACCGTATTCCGAACTCTATTGTAATGTCGTCATATGTGCCATCAGTGTGCGTCAGCGTACTATGCCTTCCTCTAATGTAAACCTGGTCAAATCTAAGTTGCGCCGTCGTAATCTTTGGTTTTCCCATCATGTAAACTTCATAGTCGAGCAGCGAGTTTTTCGTCATGTACTCAAAGTTAGGTTGGGCAGTTTGCTTGCCGTCATTTATTGCGTCATCATGTGTGTATATCAATGAGAGTTCCCCTTTCTTGGACTCCCTCAGTGATTACACCCTGAAAGGAGTCCTGTTACGTCTATCGTATTGTGCATTTCTTGGTTGTGTATACTTATCAGTTGCTCGAGCTATTGCGTTTCCATCCACGTAAAGCGGAACATCCACAGTGACCATTACAGATTCCTGCTGCCCTGTCATAGCAGAACCTACCATTCTTCCTGCTGATCTACTTGCGGATAGTTGACCATTGATAGCCCGTGAAGCTCCGACTGCTGAAGCTAATCCTCCGTTGACAGCTCCTATCGTTCCAGAGATTGCCTCTTGCAAACTTCCTGCGAAGAACTGTAAAGGTAATCTATTAAACTTTCCGCGTGATTCGTCTAAGATATCAAACCCGAAAGGTGATCTCGGCATTGTTTCCCCGATAGAATTGTTTTCAGGGTCAATCATATATCGTCCGCTTCCACTACCGAACCAATTCATTGGATTCAGTTTAGATCCTATCTCTGACATGGTACCCCAGAGAGAGGATGACATTGCAGTGATGCCTCTGATGAGTGACTTGATAAGACCTGTCCCGATGTCAAACCAATCAAGGTCTTTTAACCACTTGACAGCCGCATTGAATGCATCTTTAATCTTATCAGGTACTGACTTTACAGCATCCCATATAGCACCCGGGAGACCTTTAATATTGTTAGTAGCAAATGAGACAACATCATCTGCCCACTTTCCGACATCCTTTATTTGAGATTTAGCCCATGCAAGGAAACCTTCTGAGATTTTGGTGATTATCTTTTTAAGTCCTCCAATAAGACCCTTACCTACAGTAGCATCTATAAAGCCGATAATAGCTTTCCAGATACCTTCAAAGATATTTTTTACCCCTTCCCATACTTTACCCCAGTCACCTTCGATGATACCTCCGACCACTTGGATTACACCCATGATGACCTTCATAGCCCCTTCAATCATAAGCTTAATACCTTCCCAAATCGGAATCACTATAAACTTTATAGCTGTCCATAAGACATTCCAAACGGCTTCTATTTCCTTACCATTCTCATCGATAAATGTCTTGATAGTTTTCATCTGCTCATTGAACCAGGCTAAGTTTGTTTCCCAAATGGGCTTGATGATGTTCCACATTTCAGCCATAAAATCTTTGACTTTAGAGAGGGCATATTGGAAATTCTCAAATGATGTATTTGCGGCTTTTTGATCTTCCCCTACTTTGACAAGTGTCTGACCAAGTAGTGCCGCTTCTTTAGCCGCTTCTTGTTGTTTAATCTTGTATTGCTCTTGAGTCATTCCACCTTTAGCAAATTCAGCGTCCAAGGCTTTCATTTTCTGTTCAAGGATTCCTGTCTCTGTAGTATTTGCTGTGAGTTGATTCTTAGCTGCTTCTAGTCCTGCACGATACTCATCTTCTGTAATCTTGCCTTGTTGTTTCTGTTGAAGTAATAATGCTTCTTGTTGAGCAAACTTTTGTTGCTCCGTTTGCAATAGCTTTGTAGCTTCAACTACATTACCCAATGGATCAAGAGATTCCGACATCTTGGTTATCCAAGCACCAAACCCATTAGTGGAACTCGTAAGCATAAATTCTAATTTCGAGAAACCAATAAGTCCTAAATTCTCGAGAGCTGATTGCGTATTGGCAACAGCGCCTGATAGGTTGTTAGACATTACTTTCGCCATTGTTTCCGCAGAGCCAGAGGAGTTATCTAGCATCCCTTTGAATTTATCAAATTCACCTACACCGTTTTTCAAAACCATTATCCATCCCGCGTAAGCTTCCTCGCCAAAAATTGCCTTTGCCGCCGCTATCTGTTGTGAGTTCGATAGTGCATTAAACTTAGGAGATAGTTCATCGATGATAGTACGGATATTCTTCATAGACCCGTCTGCGTTGGTTGTCTCTTGACCTAAGTCCGCTAAAGCATTCGCCGCCGCCTTCGGAGGTTTAGCTAGTCGAGATAAACCTGCACGAAGTGCAGTACCTGCCATAGATGCTTTAATACCACCGTTAGCAAACTCCATTGCTAATACTGTAGTCTCCTCGATATTCATACCGAAGGTGTCTGCGATAGGGGCTGCGTATTTCATAGTCTCCCCTAGTTGTTCAACGTTTAAGTTAGCCGCCGCCGACCCTTTAGCAAACACATCAGCCGCTCTTCCTGCTTCGTCAGCTTTCATTCCAAAAGGTGTCATAGTATCAGTAACAATATCAGCCGCCCTAGCAAGGTCTAAGTTCCCTGCAGTGGCTAAATTTAGTAAGGGTTTCGATCCAGCAATCATATCGTTAGCTGTCCACCCTGCTGTAGCCATATACTCATAAGCTTCGGCTACGTTGGTAGCGCTCCATACAGTAGAAGCACCTAGCTCTCGAGCATTAGCACCAAGCTCCGCCATCTGTAGAGACGTGGAATCAGAGATAGCTTCAACAGTCGACATCTGCTTAGTATATGACATACCGGCACTTACAGCACTTTCTAAGCCCTTTTTTACAAGTGCAATGCCACCAACCGCCGCTCCGATAGCTGCAAGTTGAGTAGCTGCACCTTTAAACATAGAACCCATACTCTCAGCTGATTTCCCTGCATTACCTGCTTCTCGACGTATTTGTGTTAAATCTCGTACCATGCTTTGAATTCCAGATTTGAAGCGACTATCATTCAAGAGGACGTCTATAGCAATTGTTTCATTTTGAGCCATTTGGTTACCTCCTTTCTAGAGCTAGTACTTCGAGTCATCAAGTTTTACAAGTCTAGCTCTGTATTCTTTGATAGTTTGATAAACCGAGATATCGATCCAATGAATGAAGTCAGTATTGTCGATAGTTGTTAAATCCCATCCAGCTTTCAATCTATCTATGTAGAAATCCATGATGAATTCGTATACTGGAGAATCGTCAACCTTCAGAGCGTCTGCGAATTCAATTTTCTCAGCCTCTTCTCGGTTGACGTTCATTAGTTTTTTATTTGCTCCATGCGTTCCTTGGCTCTTCGTGCAGGTGAGGTAATAGTGTTCATAATAAGTTGTGTAACATCACCCGCATCAACTCCATTCCAGAATTCTTCCTCTGTGAATTGACAATTATATAAATCATTAGCAATGAATTTAACAGCACCATCTAAAGTTTCCATCGAAAAATCCTTCTCTAGAGAACTAGCCCATCCTACAGATTGTTTAAAACGTATAGCTGGCATAAAAGCAGGTTGTTTAAAACTCTTTTCTTCGCCATCGATTAATAATTTGATTTCCATATTTAATTTCCACCTTTGTGAATTTATAGTTAAACATCATATAAAAAAGAGGGATATCAACCCCTCTTTTTTTTAAAAAGGATATTATTATGATTAAGGAGTTGGTGTAGACGATACTAACTCAGCACTTTCAATACCTGGAGGCAATGGAGGTTCTGTTGTTGGAGGTTTTGGGGTATCAGATGGTTCGACTACTCCTTTGAAAAAGTCAACCGCCCAGTTATCCGGATTTTGAGTTGTTGCTTTGTTAGCATCAATCTGAAACTCGTAAACAGAATCCTTTAGACGAGGCATAAAGGAAATTTCATATTCAGGAGACTGGAATTCAACTTTATCCTCTTTCGTTTTTGTTTCCTCTTTACCCAAAGAAAATCGTCCTTTGTAAAGAACTTTATATCGGTATGATCCATCTGCTTTCATTCTGCGATAAAGTAATGCTCCTTGTGGGGCAACATCTTCGGCAGACTTGATTAAAGTCTTGTTCGTTTTAGAGTACTTATGTCCTAAAACTAATGCTTCACGATCTGGTTGAATACCTGTAAGTACTAGTTTTGCAGGAATAGAACCCATCGCAGAAGCTGATTCGATCGCTCGATTATCTCCGTAGTCTGACACTGACTCGACTTCTGGCTCAACTGATAACTCTTTAACGTATCCGATTTGGACAGGTTTGTAATATGTTTCTTTTTGTTCATCTTGCATTGGAGCAAAATACAATTTATCGATACCGATAATTGATGTTGTCATTCAGTTTCCTCTTTTCTTATAGAATTTCAGTCAAGTAGATTGAGAAGGTAAGATGATATAGCCCGTCCACTTTATTGAATCTAGCTGACTTGATAACTTTAGTGATGTTTCCGAACGAGAGATGCGTAATACTCATGAGCTTATTTTCCACGGCATATTCTCCTTCAGTGGACATCACTCCAATGTCTGTCATGATGGTTCTACGCTGAACACTTTCAGATTCCCTTTGAAGGTTGGATAACCGAATGTCAACTACTAGGCAGTTATCTGTAAGCTGCTGTCCCGACACTGCTGTGAAAATGTCGTATGTAGGAAATATCTCTAGAAGTTTAGCCACTAAGGCATCCTCATAAGTTTGCATCACATTCTCAGTTTCATAGTTTGTGTTCAACGTTTAATCACCTCTTTTAGGAAGTGCTGTACTTCTGCATCCTTCTTGGACAGCATAAGTTCATAAGCCGCATGCATGTAGTAGGCTCCAGGTTTGTATCCTTTTCCGTAGATAGTATGACCATACTCAACATAAGGAGCATAGAAAACATTGGAGTAAATTCCACCTGATATGCGCCCACCAGTAACTTGAATAGCTTTGAGCTGAAGTGAGTTTCTTAATAATGATGTATCAACCGGAACTCTTCTTTTAGCTTCAGCAACCCCTGTAGCTGAGAGACGCTGTACAAGATTTTTGCCTTCGGAGTCTATTTTTCTTTCGATGTTTCTCAAAAGGTTTGTGACCCCTTCAGTTCGTACAGTAATTTCTATCATGCTGTACCACTCTCTTTAGCGTAATCTTCATGACGACAAATAACTTCCTGATGGGTTTCGTATACCATTGGAGAACCACACACACCTTTTAAGCTTCTACCATAGTAGTTAAATGTAAAACGATCACCGGCTTTGATATCGATATGTTGTTCAAGATACACTTGAAAGTCACCTGTAATAGGTTGAATTGTTCTCCTTTGATCGTATTCTTCCGAACGAAATACGTACAATCCACACTGAATGTTCGTGTAAATTTCTTTGTCTTCAAATACTTTTGATCCATTTGACTTTGTTACTTGTACCTTTCTAGTCACACTGCACTTAGAATCAAATGTTGCAACAATATAATTCTTCATACGAACCTCACCCGCCTAAATTTGTTGAGATACTTAACATAATCACTCATGAAGAGTGTTCCACGCGGCACATTGGCAGATGTCCCTTTCGTTTCAAACTCTTGGACGAATCCACCACGTTGAATTTTCTTAACAACATCTTGAGGTTTAGATGTTTCTAATCCTTCTAAGTACTCAATCATTTGGCGGCAAACCATTTCTATGACAGTATCTTTTAAAGGTTCGGGAAGATCCACACGATTTATATAGATTAAAACTTTATAGATTGTTGACTTGAGCGCATATTTGATAAGATCATTATTTTCGTCTGTCTGTTTACCTATCTGTTTAACAATAGGAAGCAATTCTTCGATGAGAGCATTCAAATATTCTTTATCAACATCTTCTTCTGTGATGTAACCTTTCATACATTCACTTCCTTTTAAGAAAAGCTCAAGGGAACTTAAGTCCCTTCAGCTTTCTTTTTTGCTATTGTGTATGCTCTTTTTTGTGACGGAGTCATATCCTCGTAGGTTAATTCGCCATCGGTAGCCTCAGCCTCCGATGAGACTGGCGAGGACATCATCATTGACATCTTCGCGACAGGCTCGTCAGGCGTCGTTAGTTTCCCGTTGGAGGAGGAGCAGGGACTGTTAAAGTAACTGCACGAGCTTTCTCAGCATTCTTCACGTAAGCCACATAATGGATATCTGCGCCAACTACTTGAGAGCGTTTTTCCATTAAGTTCTCAGTCTGCACGAATACTTGACGCTTAAGCGAAAGCCCTAAAGCCCCAGCTTTAACTAGGAAAGCTTCACCTTTTGTAAGACGTCCAGTTACTACAATGTTTAATCCCATTACATGACCTACTGTACCTGCCATGAAAGGAGCACCTTGTTGAACCGCTACGAATTCCTTCATTGATAAGATTTCACCATAGTCTGCCGGAGATACTAATAGTACAGCATCTTCAATATCCTCACCGAAAGCTACACGTAATAGTGCTAATCCTTTTTGGGAAATCTCGGCAGCTTGAGTTGCAATGGAAGGCTTATTAGGGTCTACATTAGTTTTAGCAGCTTTAAGGGCACCTAGTAAATCTACGTCCACCTTGTTAGAAATAGATACTCCAAGTTGACTCTCAGCCTCACCTACTACAGCAGCGTTTGTTGCTAAGATAGACTCGTCAGTCATAACGATATCTTTTACAGCTTTCAATACAGGGAAGGATTTAGAAGTTGCCTTGATGTCATCACGACTAACCGTTCCACCTTCCGCTACCACTACTGCATCTCCGATGTAAGACCAAGTAGGGAATACTACTGTTGTACCAGGATTAGAAACTAACGTGTAATCAATATCCGCAAGGGGTGCAAACTTGATTAACTTACCTAATTTTGATTGGATACCTACGGCAATAACATCAGTGTTAATACTTTTTGATACGTCGTTAACTACTGTCATAATGTAAATTCCTCTTTTCGATTTAGTTTAATCTTGCCCATAGAGTCTCACTAAGGGCAAGTGCCTTTACATACCTGCTAGGGATGCTTGACGTTGAAACTCTTTAGGGTTGCTCATGTATAAAGCGTTTCGCTCTGAGTAAGACATTTCTGTAAAACTCTTACCTGTAGGTGTAGCTTGTCCGCCTGCTTCAGGGTTCTGAGGCTTTGGAGTATTACTTCCTAAGTAGTTCTCTGCATATGTCTGAATGGCTGACTTCCATTCCATCTCGTAAGTATTGATTGCTTCTCGAGTTTCTGACTCAGAGTCACGAACAAAATAGTCTACTAGTCCAGTAGGTAATTTCTTCTCAGTTGCTAGAGATAACGCAGTAGATCGTTGCTGTGCTCGGACAGCTTGCTTCTCAGATTGCTGCCATTTGAGTTCTAACTCTTTAATGCGTTTCTGTTCAGGCGTTTCAGCAGGGTTTGCTGCAAGTACAGCATCATCCATTAATTTCTGTAAATGGTTTTGCTTCCAAACACCTAAGCTCTTACTAAAGAATGAGTCTAATTTAGGTTGTAAAAACTTCTTACCTTCATCAGTTTCTAAATGAGATTCCAAACGTTCTGCAGTAAACAGTGAAGGCGCCACTGCGTTTGCTGCTTCTGGATTACTTCCTAAAAACTCTTGTACTTGCTCAATAGTGATTTCGTTTGTCATTTCCGTTTTCCCCTTTCGAGTGCCGTAGCCCTCATAAGTTGATTTTTTTAGGTTGTGCTACTTAAAGTTTTACTCCGTTAATCTCTACAGGTACCGTCGTACATCTGCAATGAGGGTGTAACGGAATAGGTGGAACGTCATTCATATTGAATTTCTTACCGTGAAGAGCCGCACATCTTGCACAAGTTCTCTTCTCTAAAGTTGCTAACCACTCTACTTTAGTGACACCATAGTCCCTATAAGATTGGCTTGCAGCTTCATTGTAGACTCGTGAGGTTTCTGTACGAGCTATTCGTTTAGCGTAGTAAGCTTGGGAGTCCATTGCTTCCTGAATCTCTTTAGTATATTGAGTGATTCCCCACCCTTTGGAAATGCCTTCAACGATGATATCGTTCAGCTTCTCTCCCGTTTTAAGGATTGCTTTGTTGATTGAAGTCTCGAAAGCATAATCCTTGTAAGCAAACATTGTAGCAATGTCTATAGCTCCCACTGGGAGACCTACAAAGGTTTTTAAATCCTTTGGGGCTATCTTTTCCATGATTGCATCATGAGCAAGTTTAGACTCTGAGGATATTTTTTGAAGTTTGTCTTTCAACTCATCAGCTACTTCACCACCTAGTGATGTGATCCTCGCTTGAGTCTGATATATCAACTCTTGAAGTCTAGCTTGTTTGAATGCATCAGGGTCAGACCTATTAAGTACCCTAGATAAGTCTGCAAGGAGACTCCCGAGAATATCTTGATATCGTTTATCTAAAATGTGGAGATAGTCTTCGATATTGTCATGTAATTCTCGAGCTACCCTCTCAGTTTCATCTATAAGCCATTGTTGTTTCTTAGTTACCATGGTTATTCCTCCTTAGGAGGTTCGCTTGGAGGAGATGCTTTAGGGTCGGCATTCTGAGGAGGTGTCCCTTCTTTCGAAAGGAAAGGGTTACTCCCCATCTCAGCATTGACTTTGCTTTTCTGTTCCTCTTCAATACGTTTCTTTTCTTGCTCTTCGTTGTACTTGATAGGGAACTGAGCTCGAAGTGTTTCATTGGAGAATAAATTCGGAGGTATCTTTGCAGCTAACTCAGCAAGCTCGATAATGTTTGCTGGTATATTTCTGATGAAAGTAATATCTATGATGTCGTCTTCAGTGAATAACTCTTCAGACACAGATAGAAACTTGACTGTACCTAATATAAGTTCATGTCTCTTTTCCATAGACTTAGTGAACTTCCGTTCCTTTTGGGCTGTCTTGTCTTCGAGGTCTTTCATCTTCCACTTGATAGCCACCCCTGATAAGTTGGATGCAAATTGTTCATCATGTAAGTTAGGCACCTGCGAAAACTTATGGATATCTTGAGTCAATCTATCTTTGATGTTCTCTAGATGTCTATCGTTCGTTTGCTTTGTAAGGAAAGAAGCATCTCCTGAGCCTTCTACAAGCATGACTCTTTGTTTCTTCATCGCAGCAACATCTTCTGAGTCTGTACCTGCCATATCTCTCAATAGAAGGTAACTGTCTGCCCAGTATTCTACATCGTTCACTGTATCGGATACGACTTTGTTGTAGGCATCTATTAAGGGGATGACTGTCTCGAAGGAGGATTTTCTTTCTTCATTGTTTAGAAACTCGATAGCAGGGAGGGAAGGCATCTTGTGAGGGTCGGATTTCCCTATAGTGAATTCATTTGTATTACGATCCACTCGAATCTCAGTAACGTTGGTATCATCGTAGAGTTGAATGTCGAAGTGTTTAAGCTTTGTGACACTATCTTCAACTTCTTTCCATATCACAAAGGCTATAGGCTCCTCGTGCATATCTGGAGAGAAGAACATGACAGCATTCTCTGGAGATACATACTTGAAGCGATGGACTGTCTTGTCTTTATGTTTATCCACCCAGTGAATCTCGTAAGCATGACCAAACATATTAGACAGCTTGTCCAGTTCATAATTCACATCGTCTACTTGATTGTAACGGTTTATTTTGAGAAGTTCTTTTTCTGCTTTGGGGTTACTGCATTGTATCGTTGCAGGTTTACCTGTGAAGTAGCTTGAAGCAGTATCTACGATGATCTTTGGGAAGTTGTGGGCCACTCTATTGTTTGGCTTGTAAGGGTCTTCGAATCCTCTGATATTTATATCGTGGATTCCTTCATAGTAACGGCGTAAAAAGGCGTAGTCACCTTTAAGGATTGACTGTGAGCAGACAACTTCGATAATCTTTGGGATGTCCGTTACGCTTTTGAGGTATTGTTTCTTTCGAGGGTGTAACGTAGGCATTACTATATGGTTATAAATAGCTTCAGTGCTCAAATACTCGTCTCCTTTCTTCTATAATCCTAGAAGAGCTTTACTCATACTTCTAGCTCGGTTACGAGGCATTACTTCTTCAAGTGCATACCGTAAAGCATCTAAAATGTGGTTAAAATTGTCTATTGGTTCATTTGTATACTCATTTGTTGACTTATCTTTTTTGTATACATAGTTCTCAAGCTCAAGTTTTGTCTTCTCACATTTAGGATGAACAATAATCTTGAATTGCTTGATAAATTGAATTCCATGATTGATGGAATCTTTACCCTTGCGTGCGGGCTTTACACGATAGATACCTAGTCTTTTGAGTTCTTCAATCGACTTAGGTTCTGATGAATCAGCTATGATTCTTTGTTTTGTATATTGCTTGTAAGATAACATGTTGTAAATGTCTCTGTTCGTCATAGCTTTTTCGTAGTGTTCATCGTAAATATAAAGAATCTTATTCTTAATATCAGGAATTGCACAAACTAAAGTGGTAGGATCCTGACTGTAACCAAAGTCCATGCCGTGATATGACTTCAATCCCGATTTAAATAAATCCATAACATTAAAGTCAGATACTTCCCAGTTTTCGTATATTGTTTTACTCAATGTTGCGAACTCACCCAGTGCATAAATCTTATAGTAGGCGTTATTTGTTCTCATAAGATCATGGAGTGAATCAATATACGTTTGAGGTAAGAACTTATTGTCCTTATATGTGGTGTGGACAACTTTACAGCTCTTCGGTGGTTTTGTTTCGTGGAACATTTTATAAACCCAATTTGCTTTGGATGTCGGGTTATACATGAGGACTATCTGATTGTTTTTCTTCTTCGAACGAAGTCGGAGATTTAACTGCGAATAGTCATCGAGGGTTAATTCTGTGGCTTCTTCAATTAGAATGTCATCCAGACCTTGGATAGATTTAATCTTCTCTGGATCATCCATCCCTTTGAATATGATTTCAGAGCCGTTTGGAAGTTTGATACTGAAGTTTGATTCTGATATCTTGCAGTGTTCTAAGATACCGAATGTAGATAAAGCCTTCTTGAACTCAGCGAAGATAGATTCACGTATTGTATTTGTGACTTTACGAACAACTAGCATCTTCCGTTTGTTCTTCAAAAGCTTAATTACAGAGCGTTGCACTCCAAATACAGACTTTCCAGAACCAGCTCCGCCATAAAGAACTAATAATCGTTCTTTAATATTGAGATAAGGTAGGTAACATTCATTGAAGAATCGCTTCTTAATTGTAATGTTAATTTGAGGTTGTTCTTTCATTGAAGTCCTCCTTCCTCAGTAAGGCCCAGGAGTAAAGTTAGGAGGGATTCCATGATCACGATATTCAATTGAGGAGAGAAATCGGGGAACTCCTGAGCTTTACTCAGAAAAGAGGATTTGAGGATACTAGCTATCTAGCACCCTCATAAGTGATTATTCTTCTGTTTCTTGATCTTGGTCAAAATCTGTATCATCTGACATATCAATATCAACCACAATCGTTGTTTCTTGAGATTGTTGGATTTTATCAACGAATAACGCATGAGACTTACCTAGCAGTTCTAATGCTTTCAAACTGTCTCTATTGTCTACTTTCTTCACTACTTTTTGACCTTTAGGGGTAATATGGACATCGTAAGTATCTTCACGAGCAATAGAAGTTAAACGTTCGAGGACTTCTTGAGCAGAAGCAATTTGTCCGTCCCTATCACCTTTCGCAAGCCAACTAAGGTAAGCACGAGACTTTTCGTATGAAGCAATTCGATAGATTGAACCAACGTGGAATTCAAACTTATTAGCTACTTCTTCGTAATTGAATTCAGAGGCTACAAGTTCACGAAGGATAGAACGATGTCTCTCTTTAAGTTTTCGTAGGTCTACACCATTCCATTCGGGAGGATCAGAGGGGAATTTCTCTGTGTGGTCTACTTTTTTAGTCATATTGAACTCTCCTTTCTGGTTTAAAATCGAGGGCGATGTTTTGGGGAAAAAATTTGGGAAGACCGGCTGACGTGTGCAAATGAAATTTTATATATTGTGACTACATCCAGCCCAAAAAATTTTTTTGAAGGTACCCCCACCTACTAAAATTTATTTTTTTAAAAACAAAAAAATAAAAAAGATAAATGGCAAAGGAATAAATAAAGTAAATAACAAATAATATTTTCTTTTGTTATCGAGGAATAAAACAAAGATAAGACATAGTAGCATCATAGTAAGAGATAGAGAGGACACACACTATCAGTAGTATGGCACTATGGTGTGATGCTGTGTGGTGGTAGGTAGTAGCTGACGAGCGATGACACACAGTAGTGTGATGGCAGGTGGTAACTGTTGTATGTGGCAATCAGTACTGAGTGATATGTCTAACACTTTATGAATCATCATTCAAAGTGAGGATGACGAGAAAGGATAGTTGAAGTATCTGAGTAGCTATCCGATGTAGGTATTTAAGCTAGGGTTTATACTCTGCTAATCTTCCCAGCAAAATCTAGGTGTGTTTAGTCTTTAGAAAAATACACCTGTTTAATCTAGAAATATTACCAGTACTTTATTCTTAAGTATGTGATGTATTGCACATTCAAGTTACATAATACATGTTACCGGAAGTCATTTGGTTCCTTGTGTTGATTTTACGGGGTTTATGAGTCATACCTTGAGGTTTCGGTGGGTTATTATGGTGTTTATTGAATGCATAAAATCAGCTATTCTTATACATTGCACCATTTTCTCCTAGTTTATGGTAGAAATGATGCGGTTTGAGGCTAAATTAATGCATAGGATTGTATTGTTTTATGCACTGACCAATTTATTTCCACAATATATTTCCTAACTAGACGAATATTCTCTACGCATGTACGATGTATGGTTCGTGTTCTGGTAGTCCAATCTAGCCAATCACCATTTTAAACATTTCACATTAATCTCACTCAATCCCTTGATACATCTACCTTCATAATTATTATACAAGAAAATACCAAGTATTTCACCCATTTAAATTTCACACAGTTTCCGTACAATTCTGGTTCAATTCTCCGTATTTTTCACATTTATCTTCCTCCTCTAATTATTCATCAATCCAGTAATAAACGTTTCTTTCACTAACTCAAAAGATTGCTCTTCACTAAAACCAGCATCTACAAATGAACTATAAGTAGTATAAAAGTACTTAGTTGGCATCCTTAGTGATTCGGCTTGTTTTTCTAATTCCTTATTCTTTTTAATTAATTCAGTGTTTTTATGTGAATTTAATTCCCATTGTGATTGTAGTCTTTCGTTCTCTTTTTCGACACTTTGCCACTTTTCATAATAATCATTTTTAAATTTTAAATGGTGATTGACTTGGTATTGAAGTGATTTATTCACTTTTTCAAGTTTATTAGCTTTATTTTCTTCCCAGTCCCTATTGTTTATTTGAGTTTCTAATTCTTCTTTTAATTCCGACTTCTCTTTTTCAAGTGTTTTAATCACATCAATAGCAATATCAACAGAAAGTTCACCAGCTCTACCATAACAAGCTCTTTCTTCTGAAATAAATTTAGTTAGTTTAAATAAATCATTTGAATTTATTTTTAACCTCTCATTTTCCTCCACAACCTTCAAATAATCTTCTTTCTTAACATACTCAGTTGTATAATTTGATAAATCGTGAAATCCTGTTTTATTTTCTCCCATCTCTTTCCCCTCCTCTATTTTCGTTCGTTGTGTTGTTTGTTTTGTTAGGATTACTTACCCAACAGATAATCCACCCATTCAACTTGTTTCTTCAATTCCCCATCAGACATCTTCTCTAATCCTTTAAGACTGTAATCTTCGCCAAACTCTTTTCCGCCTTCAATGACGAATCGAATCATTTCTTCTCTAGTCATCCCCATATAATCCACCCTGTTCCTAATCCGATTAAGAAGGGAATACATGAAATCTTCAGTACATACCACTTATACTCACAAAAGAACTCTAGTACGTCTCTTCCAGTTACTGGACCCCACATTCCCCTCACCCCTTATCATCCATT